GCCACGATGATGCTGCTATCGGACTACCACCCGGACCTTGTCCCGCCGATTCAGGATTTCGTTGCCTGCCGCGAGGACATCATCGACGCCTACGAGGACTACATCGTCCACGTGTCGCCGGAACAGATGGCAATCAGCCTCGAGACAGCGACCTACATCTATTGGCTCGCGGTCAAGACACAACCGGCGACGCTCGCCGATTACGGGTCAGGGTTCACGTCCTACGTGCTGCGCGCGGTGGATTGCGGCAAGGTCCTGAGCGTGGACGACCAGGAATCCTGGTTGAACTGGACGTTCCAGTTTCTCGAGCGGTGGAACGTTTGTTACGGCGACTTGTTGCCGTTCGAGACGGCCCGCCACGAAACGGAACCCGGTTCGCTGGACCTTATTGTCTATGACTTCGCGGCCGGCGAGAAACGCGAGGCGTTCATGGGCTGGGCGCTGGACCGTCTAGCACCTGGCGGCTTGTGTGTGTTCGACGACGCGCAGCACGCAGAGCATCAGAACAAGATGCGGGCGGCGTGCAAGGACCGGAAGATAGAACTGTTCGACCTGTCGGAGATTACGAAGGACAGGCACGGCCGGTTCGCTGCGCTGGCGGTCGCGCCCCGATGAGTCTCGCAGACGAGTACGACCGGGCGGCGTCGACACCTAGCGACTTCTGGGAACACGTCCCGTTCGTCGCTGAACTGGTCCGGCACCGTAAGGCCACGACGGTCATCGAACTCGGGACCCGTACGGGCGTGTCAACGGCCGGATGGCTCACCGGTTTGGCGGATACGGGCGGGACCTTGTGGTCAGTCGACCTCGAACCACGGCCGGCGCTCGAGGTCGGCGACGCTGACTGGCAGTTCATCCAGGGCGACGACCTAGACCCTGCCGTGTTCGCCGCCCTACCCGACGCGGACATCGTGTTCATCGACACTTCACACGCCTACGCGCAGACGCTCGCCGAACTGAACCTGTACCGCTACAAACTTCCTGCCGGCGGCTGTTTCGTGCTTCACGACACTGAACTGGCACGGCCGGCGGGCGTCGGACCGGGTCCACGGTTCCCGGTCAAAACAGCGATAGAACTGTTCTGCCAGGAACAGTGTTTCGCCTGGTCGAACCGGCCGCAGAACTTCGGGCTTGGCATCATCGAGGTAGGGCCATTGTGATTTTCGACAAGACGGCGGACCAAAGGATTCTGCGCGGCGCTACGGCGTCGCTGACCGTGACCCTACGAAACCAGGACGGCGACCCGGCTGACGCCGGCGGCACACTCACCGTGCAGGTCCAGAAAGCGGACGGGACGGACCTGCTCGCCGCCGGCAGCTCGACGACGAACCCGGCAGGCACCGGGAACTACACACGGTCCCTGACGGCAGCGCAGACCGCCTCGACTGAGACGCTGACCGCGACGTGGACGGACGGCGGCGACAGTTCTACGCGCGTCACAGTCCATGAGATTGTCGGCGGGTTCTATTTCTCGGTCGGCGACGCCCGACTGTTCGACCCGACGCAACTGCGGTCCGAGCGGTATAACAACGACCGGCTGATTGAGGCACGCCGGCAAGTCGAGGACGAGTTCGAGCGTATCTGCAACGTCGCGTTTGTTCCGAGGTTCCGGCGTGCGCGCCTGTCCGGCAACGGCCAGACCTGCATCATGTTCGACGACCCGATGGTCAGGACCGTCCGTACCGTCCGGGTCTATGACTCGGCGACGACCTATAGCACGTTCACGTCGGCGCAGCTCGCGGCGCTCGGCGGCGAGAACATGCGGCGCGGGCTGGTGGAACGCCTCGACGGCAACACCTGGACGTGGGGCGAAAGCAACATCGTCGTCGAGTACGAACACGGCTTCGACCGGCCGCCCGAACCGGTACGGCAGGCAGCGTTCCGGCGGGTCGTGCAGATGCTTTCCCTAGCGAAGTCGGCCATTCCGTTCAACGCGATTAGCTACACGCCAGACACGGGCGTCACCTACCGGCTGAGCACACCATCGGACCGCCGGACCGGCGACCCTGAGATTGACGCGGTGCTCGCCCGCCACTCGTTCAACTATCCGGGTATCGGCTGATGGCCGCGCGGGCACCTATCCGCGCGGCTGTCCGTGACAGGCTCCACGAACTACTTGTGGCGCACACCGAACTGGCGCACGTCGACATTCACCGGTCGTTAGCGCCGGCGGTCCTCGAGCGCACAGCCATCGTTCTGTTCGAGCCTGAACAGTCACGGACGGAACTGCGGGACCTGCGCGGCGGACGGAAGTCGTATCGGGACGTGTTCGAGTTCGACGTTGGACTCACCGCCCAGGACGGGCACGACGGGCCTTCCGACGCGGAGGGCCGCTGCGACGAGCTGGTCGCGGCGCTATTCGATGTCATTGCGGACGACCCGACACTTGACGCTGCGGGCGTTGGCCTCGCCGGCCTGCAGAAAGTCGAAATGATTTGGTACGAGGGTCCGGCGTCGTTCCCTACAGCGGACGGCGGTTGGGTTGCTCATGCGGTCGTCCGGTTACAAGCGTGGACGGAGACGGGCTGATGCCTTTAGTGAAACGTGTTGGTGACGGGCAGCGCGAGGTTCAGGCGTTCCCTGGCGTCTGGGTTGTTGTGGATAAGGGCGAGACTGTCGAAGTTTCGGAACATGCGGCGTTCGGTGCGCCGGCCTCTGCCGGGTTCGAGAGTATTGGTGGCGTCCCGTTAGGGTCAGCTACGGGCGGACTTGTCGACCAGACCGAACAATGGGTTTTGGTCACGAAAAAGCCGAAGAAAACGCGCGCCGCAATCTCCGACGCCGTGAACCTTGAACCGGAAGGTGACGACCTGTGAGCATTAACACACAACTCGGGTTTAAGAATGAGACGACCTGGGGTACTGCGGTCACCGTGGACCGGTTCTACCCGTTGCTGTCTGAGAACATCAGTCCGGTCGTGGAACGTATCCACACGGAAGCACGACGCGCGTCGGAGCATGTACGGCGCGATGACGCGGTGCCTAACGTGCTTGGCTACTCGGGCACGGTCGAGATTCCTATCTACAACAAGGATTTCTCGTTCTGGGGTGTGCACCTGCTCGGCGTGAACACGACGACCGGCCCGACTGACAGCGTGTTCTCGCACACCGCGACGGTCGGCACGCTGCAGGGCGACTCGTTCACAATGCAGGTCAACCGGCCGCTCCATGACGCTAGCGGCACGAACCAGGCGTTCACATACGAGGGCGGCAAGGTCGTTTCGTGGGAACTGACCGCCGGCGTCCATGAGGAAGCGAAGTTGTCGATGGAGGTCGACTTCGAGAACGCGTCGACCGCGACGAGCCTCGCCGCGGCTAGTTACAGCACCGGTATGGAACTGCTGAACTGGGCGCACGCCAGTTCGACGCTCACCATCGGCGGCTCCACGGTCCCGGTAACGAAATTCTCGTTGAAGGTCGACAACAAGGCTAAGACCGACCGGCATTACATCAACGGGTCCGCGCTCAAGAAAGAGCAGGTGGCCGAAGGTCTGCGGGACATCACCTGGGAACTCGAGTGCGACTTCGACGCGCTCACCCAATACAACCGGGTCATCGCGGCGACGAACGCAGCGGCGCACGCCCAAATCATCGTGACGCTCAAGTCCAACACGCTCGGCGGCACGACCACCTACCCAGGCGTCACTATCACTATCCCGAAGGCCCGTTTCGACGACATCACCATCGAAAACGCAATGGAACCGAACATGCAGACCCTTTCGGGTACCGCATGGTTCGACGGGACGAACTCGGCAGTAACGCTGGTGACGAATACGACGGTCGCGACGGCCTGATGGCCGACGGGACAACTAAACGCTCAACGTTCTCGGGTGCGGTCAGGGTCGAAGGCCTACGCGACTTCGCGCGTGCCATCCGCGCCGCGGACCGTAGGTTCTCGAAGGATTTGCGGCTCGCCCATAAAGAAACCGCTGAGCATGTGGTTCAGCGGGCGAAGGTTGAGGCCGGCCGTGCCGGCCCGCAGGCCGCTCGGGCAGCGACAACGTTACGGTCGCGCGGCGAATCCCTTTATAGCGTTGTTGTGTTCGGTTCACCGAAAGTGCCGTTCGCGTTCGGCGCGAACTTCGGTGCGTACCACGACCGGGAAAGGAACACGGCCCGCGGGTCACGTCTCGGATGGAACCAGTTCCCGGAGTGGGGCGGCAACCAGTTCACCGGCGGCGCGAACGACCTGTTCCTGTACCG